GGTCAGAGAGCGTATCGAATCTGGACGTGATATGCCCTCTGATCTATTTAAAACGTTTGCAGGTAACCAGACAAAAATAACAAGGAGATAATCGATGCAAGAAGCGAGAAACGAGAAACAAGTAGCAGCAAAAAAAGCTGCGCCACTTCCTTCAACAGTAATGTTTGAAGAAGATGCACACGCAGGTTTTGAAAATGTAAAGCAAGGAAGTTTAGCTTTACCAATTTTAAAACTATTGCAAAATGGATCAGCAGAAGCACAAAAGAGAAATCAAGCTTATGTAGAAGGTGCTGAACCGGGAATGTTACTAAATACAGTAACAAAAAAAGTTTATGATGGAGCAAAGGGAATAGATGTTATTCCATGTCATTATAAACTTGAATATCAAGAATGGTCAGATTTTGGAACAGGATCAGGTAGACCTGAACAAATCTATCCAGATACTTCTGATGTTTTAACTAAAACAACTAAAGATCAAACGGGTAAAGATAGACTGCCAAATGGCAATTATATTCTTACTGTTGGTCAACATTTTGTTTTAATAGTAGACAAGGATGGTACGACAGAATCTGCTTTAATTTCTATGAGTTCTTCTCAGGGAAAAGTAAGTAGAAAATGGAATGCTATGATGATGTCTATAAGTTTAAATGGTAAGAATGGTGTTTATACTCCACCATCATTTAGCCACATTTATAATATAAAAACTGTATTAAATTCCGGCAAAGGAAATCAATGGTATGGATACAGCATTGAAAAAGTTGGTCCAGTCCAAGATCAAGCAGTGTATGAAAGATCTAAACAGTTCTATCAATCATTAGCTAACGGAAAATAATAAACATACTGGGTGGTAGAAATACCACCCAAAAAAATAAAGTGGAAAATGTTAGAAAGATTTAAAGAGATATTTGCTGGATATAATAAAGCATACGGATACACAAGATTAAAAGGCGAGATTTCAGAAAAAGGAAAAAACGAAGCAAAATCTCTTACATCAAGAGATCCTGTTACAGATTTTTTATGGCAAAAACATTTAAGAGGTGAAGAACCATCTCTTGGAATATTTCCAATTAGAGAAGATAATAAATGTAAATGGGGATGCATTGATGTAGATGTTTATCCATTTGATCACAAACAATTAATAGAAAAAATAAACGAAAAGAAATTACCACTGATAGTATTTAAATCTAAATCAGGTGGTGCTCATGTATTTTTATTCACAAAAGAATTTGTTCCAGCAAGTTTAATAAGAGAAAAATTAAAAAAGATGGCTGCAGTATTAGGACATGCAAAAAGAGAAATTTACCCAAAACAAGACTATGTTAAATTTGATAAAAATGATTTACCAAGCTGGCTAAACATTCCGTATCATGGTGGAAATAATACAACTCGATATGCATTAGACGATCAAGGCAATAAATTAATTTTAGAAGATTTTTATAAAGTTTACGATTTAAAATCTGTTTCTGAAAAAGATTTAATTCAAGATTCTATAATGAAAGACCCCTCTAAAGATGAAAATGATTTACTAAAGGGAGCTCCTCCTTGTTTAGTCACATTATTAAAAGATGGAGTTACAGAAGGTGGAAGAAATGAAATGATGTATAATGTTGGTGTGTATCTTAAAAAAAGATATCCAAATGAATGGCAAGGTAAAATACATATTTATAATGAAAAATTTATGAGACCTCCTCTTACTTCAAGTGAAATGAAAGGATTAGAAGGTTCTTTAAATAAAAAAGATTATAAATATAAATGTAAACAGGCTCCTATTGCAGATTTTTGTAATTCAAAAGTTTGTGGGAATAGAGAATTTGGAGTTGGGGACGATGGTCCTGTTCCTGAAATAGAATTAATTAAAATATTTAAGTCACATCCTCCTATTTATATTGTTTATATGGATGGCCTTCCAATAGAAGTAGATGACAATACTTTACATGAGCCGGATAAATTTTCAATTGCCTGCATGTCTCAAACAGGCCAACCATTACTTCCTGTAAGTAAAATTGTTTGGAGAAAGATGTTAAGAAAACTAATGGGAAGTAACATGGAAGAAATTCCAGTTCCTGATTCTGCAAAATTAGATAATCAATTAAAAGATTTGATGAACACTTTTATTCATAGAGTTAGTGCTAAAAAAATGTCCGATGTTTTTAATGAATGTGCTTACAGTGAAAATGGAAAAACATATTTTACATCAACTGGATTTTTACAATTTTTAAATAGCAGTAAGTCTTGGACACTTTCAAAACACAAAACATTAAAAATGTTAGGAGATGTTTTTAAAGCTACAGAACAACCTAGATACATAGATAAAAAATCAACTAGAGTTTTTGTAATGGAAACACCTAGTTATAGTAGACCCGAACCAACAGAAGATGAGATAAAAGATCCTTCATTTAAAGTATGAATAGAATAATTATTCCAGGACCTCCTGGAACAGGAAAAACACATCATTTGGTTAATTTTTATTTAAGAAAAGAATTAGAAGAATATAAAACACCAACACATAGGATTGCATACATTACTTTTAGTAATGCAGCAACTAAAGAAGCAAAAAAAAGAATATTAAGTTTTTTCCCAAATTATAACATAAAAAAAGATTTTCCATATGTTTCTACAATGCACGCAATGGGTAAAAAAGAATTAGCAATGGATACCACTAATAAATTATTAGAGGGAGATAAATGGAAATTATTTAAGAATTATTCTCAAATTTGTTTAAATATGAATTTTAATTCTGAACCAGATAGTGAAACTGGGTACATGGTTTATGAAAATAATCATATGAAAGTTATTGAATATGCAAGAAATAAAAAAATAGATTTATCACAAGCAGCCATTGAGTTGAATTTACAACACAATTTAAATTTATACATAACAGAACAAATTAATTTAGATTTAAATGTTTTTAAAAAACATACAGGTATGATTGAATTTCATGACATGATAAAACAGTTTGTTGAGAAAGATAAATGTCCTCCACTTGACTCAGTCTTTCTTGATGAAGCGCAGGATCTGAATCCTCTGCAATGGGACATGTTCAAATACATTGAATCAAAATGTAAACGATCATACATTGCAGGGGATGACGATCAAACTATTTATGATTTTCAAGGTGCTGATCCAAAAATATTTATAGAATTGGAAGGAAAAGAAGATGCTAGAGTAATTTCAAGAAGAGTTCCAAAAAAAATTCATAACGTTGCAATGAATATTTTAAGTAGAATAAAAAATAGAAGAGAAAAAGAATGGTCACCAAGAGATGCTGAAGGAGAGGTATATTGGAATCAAAGATTAGAAAATATTGATCTTTCAAAAAATAAATGGATGATTTTGGCTAGAACAAATAAAATGTTAGTTCCAATAAAAAATTATTTAGTAATGTTGGGAGTTAGGTTTATTTCTAAAAAAAATGATCATTTACCAGAAAAAGTTTTGGAAGCATATAGAACATGGATTAGATTAAATAAAGGAGAGACAGTATCAGCGGATGATGCAAAAGACTTATATAAAGAAGCATTAAATTTTAATTTAAAACATTTTGTTAGAAATTATGCTAATGGAAAATCTATAGAAGAAGATTTTGTTAGTCTTAAAGATTTAAAAGAAAAACATGGATTATTAATAGAAGGAGATTGGAAACAATTAGATTTTAGTGAACCTATAAAACGTTATATTAATAGCTTATTATTTAATGGAGATGATTTATTTTCAGAACCTAGAATTAAAGTATCTACAATACACGGTGTAAAAGGAGAAGAATGCGACAATGTTATTCTATACCCTTGTATAACCGCTAAAATACGTATCAAGGCACTAAAATATCCTGACCATGAATACAGAGTATTTTTTGTAGGTGTAACACGAGCAAAAGAAAATTTGTATATCATGCGATCTACAAATAACTATCAATATAGAATAGGAGAAATAATTAGATGACAAATAAAATATACTTTAAACAAGTAGGCGGCCAACATTATAAAAAAATGAAGATTCAACCTTCTGTTTTTATAAATAAAAATCATTTACCTTTTGCAGAAGGTAACGCAATTAAATACATATGTCGACACAGACTAAAAGGTAAAAAAGAAGATATCTTAAAAGCAATGCATTATTTAGAAATGATAATAGAAAGAGATTACAATGAAGTATAAATTTATTGCAATATATGATTTAGGTTTTATTACTTGTATGTGTATATTTTATTTTTTACTTATGGTATTATAAATGATGCACGAAGCAGAGAAAGAATGGATTTGTCCTGAAAATTTTCCAAATTTAAGGGGTTATAGTCACATAGCTATTGACTTAGAAACTAAAGATCCTGAACTTAAATCTATGGGATCTGGAGCTGTAAGAGGAAAAGGTAATATTGTTGGTATTGCTGTAGCTGTTGAAGGATGGTCTGCTTATTATCCAATAGCTCATGAGGGAGGTGGAAATTTAAATAAAGATAAAGTAATGGGATGGATCAAAGAAGTTTGCGCTGCACCCAATACTAAAATATTTCATAACGCAATGTATGACGTGTGCTGGCTTCGAGCAGCGGGCGTCAAAATCAATGGACAAATTGTTGATACAATGGTTATGGCTTCTTTACTTGATGAAAATAGATTGTGGTACACTTTAAATAGTATTGCATTTGATAAATTAGGTAAAACAAAAAATGAAACTGCATTAAATGAAGCTGCACAATCTTGGGGAATAGATCCTAAATCAGAAATGTATAAACTTCCAGCAATGTATGTTGGCAATTACGCAGAGAAGGATGCACAATTAACATTAGAATTATTTTCAGTTTTAAATAAAGAAATACAATTACAAAAATTAAATGAAATATTTAATTTAGAAACAGAATTGTTTCCATGTTTGTTAGATATGAAATTTAAAGGAGTCCGAGTTGATGTAGAGAAAGCAAAACTCCTGAAACAGCAGTTAACAAAACAAGAGCAAGAGATATTATTAAAAGTAAAACAAGAAACAGGGATAGAACCCCAGATTTGGGCTGCAAGATCCATTGCAACAGTTTTTGAAAAACTTCGTTTATCTTACGAAAAAACTGAGAGATCACATGCACCGTCCTTTACTAAAAATTTTTTACAAGAACATCCTAACCCTATAGTTAAAATGATTGCGAAAGCAAGGGAAATAAACAAAGCACATACAACTTTTATTGACACTATTTTAAGATTTGAACATAATGGAAGAATACATGCTGACATTAATCCAATTAGATCAGATCAAGGTGGAACAGTTACAGGTAGGTTTTCTTATGCAAATCCAAATCTTCAGCAAATTCCAGCGAGGAGCAAGGATCTAGGACCTATGATTCGATCATTATTTTTACCAGAAATTGGCCATAAATGGGGCTGTTTTGACTATTCTCAACAAGAACCAAGATTAGTTGTACACTTTGCTGCAGAAAATGATTTAATTAAAAAAGATAAATCTATTAAAGAAATTGTAGAAAAATTTAAAAACAATAATGTGGATTTTCATAAAATTGTTGCTGACATGGCAGGCATATCAAGAGATCAAGCCAAAACAATTAATCTTGGATTATTTTATGGAATGGGAAAAGCAAAGCTTCAAGCAGAATTAGGTTTGTCTACAAAAAATGAAGCAGAAGAATTATTTAATCAATATCATGAAAGTGTTCCATTTGTTAAACAATTAATGAATGCTACAATTAATGAAGTAAATGATAGTGAATCCGGTTCAATTAAAACTATTTTAGGTAGACAATGTAGATTTAATAAATGGGAAGCTAATATATTTAAGCGTGGTGTTATGAATCCTTTATTTAATACAAAAGAAGAAGCGGAGGCTCAATACATAAAAGAAATGATGGAGATGTATCCTGAACTAACAAGAGAAAAAATAACAACTCCAAAAGTAAAAAGATCTTTGACATACAAAGCATTAAATAAATTAATACAAGGATCTGCAGCTGATATGACAAAAAAAGCAATGTTAGATTTGTATAAAGAAGGAATTGTTCCACATATTCAAATACACGATGAATTAGATATTTCCATTATGGATGACAAACAAGCAAAAAAAATTATAAAAATAATGGAAAACGCTGTGCCCTTAAAAATCCCCAACAAGGTTGATTATGAAAGCGGCGAAACATGGGGAGATATATATGATTGATTATGTCTTATCTTAATGCTAACATTCCGCCGATTTATTGTAAAATAAGAAGGGAGTATTTATATGACTTACGAGAACATCAAGGCGAAACTGAAGATTGTGTGGTCTTTGCTATTGCAAGTATTCCAGGGCGTGCAATCTTATTTCATGCTTTACTTACGAATGGTGCAATATATTGGAGACTTCCTATCTCTGCTTTTCTTCAAAGAGGAAGCAGCGGTACTATGCATCAAGGAAAAATGGAACATCAAGATCTCGAAGATCTTGA